AGGAGTCAGCAGCTTCTGCGGCGCGATCAGCGAAGGCGAGCAAGTCTCCAAGGCAATCATTTAATGGTCTCGTGGTATCCAATTCGATCAATGGATTTCCCCTATTATGCAATACTTCAGCTGCAATTTGCCGTGGTCTTTCCATGAGCGGGACCATATAACTTCGATCCTTGCCCCTCTCTATGTTACGGCGCTGCACCTCTTCAACGGGAGCATGAAGCAGAACCACGCCAAGTGAAACCGGCATAACTTCAAAATACTCTGCAATTTCTTCGGGGTTATCCATGCGCCAGCCGATGCCAAAACCACGCTGAACAAGACCCGTCTGAATATAGATTCTATCATCCTGCATTCTAGAAACAGTTGCCATCTTTCGGAATGACCGCTGGATCATTGATTTGCAAGCGCCGATGCTCGGATGATGCTGAATCTTTTTAAGGAGTCCATTTGTGACCTTTAAGAAATCACCCCACTCCTCGGGATAAGGCTTTTCATCCCAAGGAATGCCCCGCGGCGGCCAGAGCCAATCAGTGAGCGTACTTTTGCCCACGCCTGGAGGTCCCGCCACATCAATCCATCTCACTTGAAGACCTCAATTAAACGATAGTCCTCTTGGTGTGCTGATTCATTCCGCCCAATTTTCCATCTCGGTAAAAGGGCTTCTTCTATTAGCGACAGAGAATGCGGGCTGTGATAATGACCCGTAGGGTTCGGCTGCCTCACCCTTAACGTGAAAATTATCCGCCTTCCTACTCGCTGCATTTCTGTCATGGCCCGTTTTAAATCATCGGCTTCAATGAGATTCAGGAAACGGATACACAACACAACATCAAAAATCATGCATGTATCGATATCGAAAATGTTTCCCATTTCGACTCTAATATTGGGAGCAGCCCGTTTGTCAGCTTCGGCAAGCATATCTTGTGATATGTCCATTCCCAACACTTTGAATTGTTTCTCACAATAATATGGGAAAAAACGACCCGTACCGCACGGGATATCAAGTATCGACGTTCCGATTGGAAACCCATTCAAGAATTTTTTAACCTTTCGGTCCTCACCTTCCCACTTGGACGTGCCGGAGCGTTTCTTTTCATACTGCCAGGCGTTCGCCTTGACATAGCGGGCCGCCGTTTTGTGGGCCTTATCTGACATTCCCTCTAATGTAGATGCTGCGTTATCCATGGATGTTGTACCTGTATTTCTTTCATGTGAGGAATTCGGCTTCCAGGGAAGAACACAATCCGCGCATTCTCCGGGAGCCTAGTTCCTACACCTGGAACCACATCTTTCAACCTACCGGCACCATAAACACCGTCTTTATCCGTCCAGTAGGCTTCATCCGTCCAACTGAGTTTGTGGCTTATCCAAGCCTGATCGGTCCCACCCCATCTTTTCCGCAGTTGTTTAGGGTGACGTTGAGGATCAAAGTCCTCATAGAGTTGCGGTCTTGCCCCTGCTTTGATAAGCATGATGCTCGTGTTATATCTAGCTCTGCGCTTTGTGGAACCCTGGAAGTTTGGATTGCGCCATAAAACGACATCCTCTGAGCGATCCACTACGGGATCAAGCGAGTCGGCAATCACACAATCCAAATCAAGGTATAGCATGCGCTCGCCAATAATGGAGCCGATATCGCGCCTCCAGAGCATGAGCTTCGCATAACGGGTACCGGGGACGAATGTAGTTTTATCCAGCATAACGGTATCGATTTTGCCATTAAACTCCTCTGGGTTATCCGTCACGCATTTGAATTCGTGAGGTACAGTCAGATTTCGGTCAAGCATCCGCTTAACAAGAAAGACGTGCTCGGGCGTGTATCGATAGATATTGCGGCATTTGGCAAGCTCATCATACCAATAGAAGCAAGTTACGGTTAATGGCTGTCTGTCCATAACACTGCTATTCCGCCCCTATCGTAAAACGCGAACTTAGTATGGTTATATTTTTGTTTCAATTCTTTAAAGAGAGAGGCACCCTTGTCAATATTTGCATGGATGTCGTGAAAGGCTATCAATCTGCCCATTGGTCCATAATTGCGCCAATCGGCCCGGACACCGTCAAAGCTATGATCCCCATCGATAAAGATGGCATCGAAAGGCGCATACTGGCCGACGTTTTTCACGATTTCAGGGGAATGACTGTCGCCTATGATGACAATAGCATTCTGGCCTCGTTTTTTAAGGTCCCGTGCTGCGCGGTATAACGCCTTATCACTATTAGGGTACCTCCCGCCCGTATCTTTTCCAGATCGTGCCCCTGGAAGATCAACGGCAACGAGTAATGATCCTTTTGGCAGGCTTAATCCTACCGCATGGAATGTGTCCCCGTGCTGGCATCCGATCTCCAGATAGGAAGTGTAGCCCTCATTCCTCAATAGCTGAATAAATGCCTGAATCTCCTCTTGATACTGCGGCCATTTCCTCCTGGAGAACCCTCGAATTTTCGGTGGATGAGGTTTGAAACTTTCCATCAAGAATATTTCCTCTTCAAATGCGCCCAGGCTTTCCCTCTAGCAATCTCCTCCAGGGTCCATTGCTTATACGCCAGATCGTTCAGCCATTGACTCCGGTCAAAAAGAACATGCTCCATCTCGATTTCATTCTGCGCCACTTCCCACGCCATCGAGCCTCTATCCATAGCAATCAACGGTACACCGTTCAAAATAGCATCCACACCCGAATTGGAATTGAATGTGATGGCCCGTGCCGCCCCTTCGAAGGCTTCCTCAAGACTTCCCGTTTTATATCCCGCCACCTGCATCATGCCATCAAATTGCCGCGCCTGCGGGTGAGGCCGGAAGTAGATGGGCATATCGGTCTGCCTTTTGACTTCTGTAATGACTTCCCGATACCAATCCCGGATATCCAGATGCCTGACGCTCTGATCGCCGCGGACTTGGCCCATGAGAAGGATATATTCGCCGTCCACTTTCCAGGGCTTTACTTCCACGCCGTGCTTTTCCCAGCGGTCCGGTGGGCTGTTTTCGGCCAGGAATTCAGCATTCCCGTTCAGGCCGTTGTAGCCAAGAGAACAATATTTCAATCGGTCCCGAAAATAGCCGCGTTCCATAACAAGATAATCGCCATCGCAATCTTTCTGACCCTTAACGATGTGCGGAAACCTGATGCCCCAAATCACAGCCACATCTGACGGCTTATAATTTGATTCATGCAGCCATTCGGCTTTCATGCCATGCCGCTTTAAGCCGTCAATGAAAGCCTTGATAAACTTGTTCGCGTGAGGCTGGAACGTGCGCTGATAAACTTTAATGCTCAAGCTCATCTTCTAATTCTCCAAATGGGAAAGCATCTATGGCGCTCCCCGGAGTGCAGTTGATCACCTGAATTCCGCGCTCCTCAAGATCAGGAACCATATTTCGGAAATGGGCGACCCGTTTTCCAAAGATAGGCCGCTGGTTGTTGGGATGATCACCAAACCAATGAGCGCGGCCTTTCACCGTTCGCATGTCGTAACCAATAAGAAGAATCTTCTTTGCCCCGAAATTGACTGCCAAATTGATGGCCTGGTAGCCTCCGATCTGCCCATTGACAATGGAATCCTGCCGTTTGGAAAGCCCCTGATCATGGGTTTCGCCTTCAATCCAAATGAGATCCGGGTATTTTTTCTTGGCCACAGGGCTTCTGGTGATTCTCACGCCATCAAAAAACCGGCTAGCCTCGTAATGCCAATCCCACCAAATCCGATCACAAGCATAAAGAATATCTGCCCAGGGAGCTACGATATACGCATTGTTGATGGCGATGACATGAGCTTCACCGGCCCATTTAGCGTCCTCCACCAAGTCAAGTTGATCCTGAGAGAGAGAAGGGCCGCCGCCTATACAGACAGCGACCCCGTCTTCCCAAATGCGAGGCACGCAGAAAGACTTTATTCCTTTTCCAGCTCCGGCGTCGGGTCCGTCACGGTGATCGGCGGCGACGATGGCAGTTCTAAGGTGTCGGTTTTTTTTTCAACTTCCTTGGCTTCCTCTTTCTTCTTGGGAGGTCTGCCAGGTTTCCTTTTGGGCTTTTCCACGAACTTCTTTGCAAGCCCACGCTTAATCCAGTGATTCGCACTGGCAGCCTTCAATTCCCTCACATCGCCCGCCGTGAATTCTCCGTCCCCACAGTCCGCCAAGAATTTCACTTTGAACATGATGGGTCTTGACAAACCGATCACTTTCATTTTTTGTCTACTTTTTCCCATTGAGATAATCCTCCAGAATGAACCGCCCCGGCAAAGGCACTTCAGCTTTCCCCAGGGCCTAATCTGTGAAAGTCGCTTTTCAGCCATATGCCGAGGCGGTCAGTCCTTAGTCTAGATCGTCCTCAATTTCCTGGACGGTTGTCAGGTCAGGCACGTCAGCATGGGCAGGGCCGTGTTTGGGTATGTAACCAATTACAGCCGCAGCCGCATAACAATCGTTTGACCCGGTTACAATACCGAATTTAACGTATCGGTCGGCATTGGTCGAACCGCCGGCCAAGTCATCGGCTGATACATTGATGATGACCTGAACATTATCATGTGCTGTCGGGGAAGCCTCAAGCGTACTAGCCGTCTTGAAAGCCGCAGCATTGGTCCCGCCAGAATCGCAAGTCACACATCGGCATACAACCTCAGACCCGTCAGAATCGCCGAGCAGGAAGTAGCATGTCACCTGATCAAAATCCATCATATCGATGACATCGGTAAACTTCTCAACCGTGGTAACAATCTGAGGATCGATGGTCCCTATGAGAGCACCGATTTCATATCCTTTTTGCATGATAAAATACCTCCATAAAAAAAGGCCCTCCGATATTGAAAGGCCCTTCTTAGTTTAATCGATTAAGGTTTAAGCACGGGCTGCAAGCGTGATGAATGAGCTCATGGTCGATGTGCCAGTGTCTCTGCCGGAAATAGCAGCGGAGAACCAACACTGACCGCCCAGTCTCATAATGAATCTGAAGGCCGTTACGTCATAATCGAACCACAAATGAATACTCACATCCTGCCTCATCCCGGTGCTTTTAAGACCCGTCCAATATTGCTTCAGATCGGCCAGAATGATATCCCCGGCGTCACCCAGCGTCTCGCAGGCTTGCGTCGGAATGATCGGTTTCCCCATAAGTGTTGAATAAGGAGAACTGGACAACCCACCCGCAGGTAAATATGCCGGGACTGAAGAGCTCGTGCCTTCAAAGCTCATGGTATAAAGCTGGGGTTCGATATCCTGGTTAATGAGCCAAACGGCATTGGGTCTAGAAGGGCCATACATCCGGGACCACATATTGACGATATTTTCGAATACGATGGTATCCGCAGATTGACCGCTCTCAGCATCCACAGCAATTTTGCAACCGCAGTTCATGATGCCCTGCGGCTCGCCCACACCGGTCCCCTGGACAATGGCCAGGTTGATCGCAAAATTAAACTTCTCGGCTACCTTTCTACTGAGATAGGAATCAAGGGCACTTGCATCTTCCAGTAGTTCGTCCGAAACAGGACAAAGAGCCGTGAGCTTATTCAACCGCAAGGTCTTCTCTTTCAACGCAACCTTGGATTGGCTTTTCTGCCCGGCCTCTGATTCCCAATAGACTTGGACCCCGCCGGACGACTGCCAAGGCGTTGTCTCATCAGCAGGCACCACAATCTGATTGCTGTTCGTGATCCACTGATCCGTCCGGCCCAGCACGGTATCTTCGCCCATGACCTGCTGGACGATAGCTGTCCGGTAGTCAGGCGGCACAAGATAGCCACCATCCGCACCCACACCCTCGGTTGAGGTTGTGGTGGGGGCATTCCGCACCAAGCGCGGGTCAATGTTTCCCCCACCGCCCGGCATTGCGTTTTTGACGCTCATCGCAAACTCACCAAGGGATCGAAAGCCGTTATTCCGCCTCATCTCCGGCGTTTCTGAAAGGCTGAGCCGCGCCCCTTTAGGAACTTGCATTCCTTTATTTTGGGCATCTCTCACCTCATCATCCGGGTCAGTGACACGGGTCGGAACCTCGCGGAGTTTCTTCTCCCTTTCCTCAGCGCGGACAAGGTTTTTCACCTGCCTGTCAGTGTTTTTGAATTCCGCTTCAAGGGCTTCAAGTTTGTCAGACTCTTCCTCAGTGAACTCTCGATCCTCAGCTTGAACAGCATTGATGATATTCTTGACTTGCTCCTGAATATCCTCAAGTTTTTGTCTCAACTTATCAATCATCTCAAAATCCTCCGTTCCAAATAAAAAACCCCCCAAGAAATTCTCTTGAAGGGTCATCAGGGTTGTCGATTGTGACCAGGTTCGACCCGGCCTTCAGGCGGCGCTCGACTGTGCGAGAGCTACCTTAGTATTCCATCCCTCTTCAACTGCTTTATCTTGTCATCCACTTTCGGATGATTTTCGCGTTCTGTTTTGTCCTTCGGCTTCGCCGTCACCTTCTCCGGGATAGTCTTGAAAACGTTTTTATACTTCTCCGGATTGATTCGCGCAGCCATCTTCTTTTCCGCCGTGATTTCATCGATAAATCCGTATCCCTTGGCATCCTCTGCGCTCATCCAGGTTTCAGCATCCATCAATTCAATGACTTTTTCTTCCTCCATACCGCTCTGTTTCACATAAGCCGGCACAATGGAAGAATCCCTGATTTTGTCCATATCCTCGGCTGCCTTTCGCATATCTGCGGCGTCGCCCATTACAAAACCCCAGGGATTGTGAACCATCATTATGGCGTTTTCGGCCATGCGGATCTCGTTCCCTGCCATTGCAATAACGGAGGCAATGGAGGCGGCGAGGGCGTCGATTTCGACGATCACCTTGGCCTTGTGGCGTTTAAGAATGTTGTAAATGGCCACGCCATCAAACACATCTCCACCTGCCGAATTGATATAGACATTCAGGATGTCCACCGCACCGAGCTTTTTAACTTCATCAGCAAAGTATTTGGCGCTGAACCCCTCGAACCATCCTTCTCCGATGTCCTGGTAAATCCAGATATCGGCTGATTTCTCTTTTGCATTCTTGACCATTTTCAATCCGGCCATATCCATGTCCTCCTTGTCATCGCTTTCCCATTGCTTTTCACAGACGGCTCGACGCTGGCTTTCGTCTGGATATTCTTCAGTCATAACGTCATCACCCATACAGCGGTCGATAAAATCGTCTTTGTCCTCATCAGGACGCGGCGACGGTAACGGCATATTCATACCTCCTGAAAGATTTGATTTCATTTTGGATGTTTTCGACCAGCGACCACAGATCTTCTTCCTCCTGACCATGGAAAACGCTTTCTTTATCGCGGGTCATAATGTTGCTCAAATACGTTTCAAGGCTCACGAAATCCATTACGCCCAATGCCTGAGCATATCCCATAAAAGATGGACGCATGGCGCTAATAGAATATTGGGAATGCTCCTTGACGAACTTCGGCAGCCAGGAATTAAAGTTCTCTTCATTCATGTGTTCGAGAGCATCGCCAAGTCTATTCTTTCTCCTGGCTTCCACCCGATTCAGGGCATCGAATATAATAGGCCGCCATGCCGCATTGATATTTTCTTCTTCTTCGTCTTCTTCGTTTCCCTGCTGGAATTGCGGGGGCGGTTCCTGCTTTTCCCCGATCTTCTCAAGAGTCGTATACTGACCCTGCATAACGTACTTCTCGCCTTTGGCACCTATCGGATTCATATCCTCCAGCTCGCGGATTTCGTTCACGTTTAAAACACCCATATTTCTCATCTGGTGATAGTAGTTCGCCCGATGAATGCTGTCGCCCCGCAGCATCCCGTTGATATTGATTTTGGAAAAGAAAACATTCTGGCTCATCGGACTGATGAGCTTGTGATTGACTTCCTGCTCCAACCGGATCGCCCAGGGGATAATGGTTTCCTGGACCACATCAATATTCTGTTCTTCAATGTTAGAAAACGTGGCCCGGTCGAGGTCTGCGATTTTATGAGGAGGAACCCGGAACCATCGGGCGATTTCCGTCACGGTGAATTTTCTGGACTCTAGGAATTGAGCATCTTTGAGCGGCATGCTGATCGGCTCCCATTTCAAACCGTCTTCTAGAAGCAGGGGTTTCCAGGCGTTTCTGGGGCCCGCGTGCTTTTCCTGCAGCTGCTGTTTTAGCCGTTCAAAAGCTGCATCGCCCAAGCCCTTCGGATGCACATATGAGCCTGATGTCACGACTCCATTTTGAAAAAATGAGGCTGAAAATTCATCGGATGCCAATCCCTGTCCGATACTCCGGGCAGCTAAGGACACAACAGAATAACCCTGAGTTGTGTCTCCCACTCCGCGAATGTGAAACATATTCTCAGGCATAAGAATAATGTTTTCAGATGACTTCTGAAAAATCTCGTAATATAAAACCCCGTTTTCACGTCTCGGCGTCACGCGGTCCGGGTTGATCGGCCAGAGCGCCGTGGGCCTTCTCATGCTGTCAAAGGATATCTCCGCATAGGCATTGCCCCAGAGATTCGCCCAGGCGATCATCAGAACGCGCCAATCAAAAGAAGACATTTCCGGGTTGGGCCTGGTGTGAATGAGTCGATAAACATTGTGCGTCAGGGCATGCTCGCTGCCGCCTTCGCGCTTTCTGCGCCTCAATTCCCAAGGAAGGGATGCCACGGATTCGGAAACATAGCGAACCGCGCTGAATACAGCGGCCAAAGAAAGGGCTGTTTCATGGTCAACCCACATGCCGCCTTTGACGACCGGCACGAACATTCGGCGGGATTTTTTAAAATAATCATCGATATTCCTCGAAAAAATCAGCTTCAACCGCTGGAAAATATTCATAGCGTTCTCAATCCTCGCGTCTCGTACACGCTCACCTCTTCGTGATCAGGCAAATCCGCCCCATTGCAGGCCATAGCCATAGCGACAAGGCCATCAATCCGACCCGTGCTTTTATCCTTGGCGAATTTCCGGGATCCGGCAGGGTCTTTCTGGATTACCACGTTTGACGCGCACATGGTCAAAACCGGATGATTTCCGTGGTAAGCCCTCCCCTCGGTGATAATATCTTCAATCGATTCGACAGCCGGATTCATATCTTTATAGCCCTGGCCGTGAGGAACTAGACAAAGCGCATCATCGCTCGGGGATTCGTCTTTGTCCTTGATATAGCAATCACAACCGATATCATCCAGCTCGCGCTGAAAGTCCTCTATCCGCCATCTATCAAAACGCAGCTCATGAATATGGTGCTTGCTGTGAATCTCAGCCACTTTCTGAGCTACCCAACGATAATCGATGGTTTTCCCGGGTTTGGCCTCCAGATATCCCTGATCCCTCCAAAGCATATAGGGGATCCTATCCCGGTCCCCGCGCTCGTGGATGTTGTCGTTTGGGGTCCAGAAGTATGGAAAGAAATGGTGTTTTCGGTCCCATATGGCATCAAGCACTAAGGCCGTCAGATCGTTCTTTCCTGAAAGGTCCAGACCGGCATATATCTCACCGTGCTCGAGGGCCTCCGGATCGGGAGCATCGCCACAGGATTTCCACATGGTAGGGGACAGAAAATGTTCGGTCATTGAAGTTCTTTGGTTAAGTCGAAGATTCCTGAAATTTGACTCGGCACTCGGCATGTATTTCGCAGTTCGTGCCGCCTCAACCATATCGGCTTCATTAAGAAATTCCCCCAATGCCGGATTACTTGCTTTCCAATTTTTCGGGTCAAATGGATCGACTTCTTGCGGAGTCTCAAATAGGAATATTTTTACCGTAGGATCTTGGATCTCACCCTTTTCGGCTTTCAAGGCATAATCAATTTCTTGACTTAATACAGCTAAATCATCAGCCGCTTGGGTTGAGATAATCCAAAGAATCGGTTCCTTATGAGCACCGCGCCCCTGAGCTAATGTATCGTAAAATGTTCGGTCCGCTCCAAACTGAGCAAGTTCATCCATGATCAAAACAGCAGGACCGAGACCGTGTTTTCCTCGAACTTCAGAGGAAAGAGCCTTGAAGATATTACCCATTTTCGGGCAATAGATTTCTTTTCGACTTTCTCTGATCACTAAATTGTCAGATAATTCCTCCTCCATAAGAATCATCTGACTCATATAGCGAAAAGTAATTGCCGCTTGATCCCTATCAAATGCCGCTGAATAAATCTGCTCGTTTCTCTTTGCCTCTGGCCCAATAAGGTGTCCAAGGGCAATACCACCAATGAGCGGTGTTTTGCCGTTTTTTTTTGCCACTGACAGAATAGCTCGGCGAACAATCCTATAACCAAACTCATCGACCGGATTGTAAACCTCCCGTATTAGGTCGGCTTGGAATGGTAGCAAAAAAAAGGGCTTGCCTGTATGCATGCCCTCAGGAATTTTCAAATATGTTTGGATAAAGTCTATTATCTTATCGCCACGGTTACTCTGCATGTCCACCGAACATCAATCCATTTCTTTTTGACCTTTTTTCCTTTTCCGCTCCACTCTGATCGCGCGTGATTCTGCTATTAGGGCAAAGTCTTAACTTCGTGGCAAGCTGGCTCATTGTATGTGCTGTCTGCGTTTGTATAGCAACCCATGGATTCTGTTTAACGACTTTTCCCTGAATAACTGCCCCTTCTTTATTAATTGCCTTTGTCGCTTTATAGTGTAATTCCTCCGCTTCACAGTATGCCCGTAAAAGCGGATAATCTCCTTTGCGAAAGTGTGTAGGAGGCAAATTATTCACGATTTCTGTCCAGAGATTTCGGGCTCTTTGAGTCATCCCATATCGTGGCTTTGGCCGCTTTTCAGCTGGTCCAATCACATTTAAATGCTTATCTGATTTTCTTCCCCTTGCTCCCAAAATTCACCCCAAAATCTGTACGTTATTG